TCTACGTCAATGATGTTGTATTCTACAAACTTCTGCCAGTTTTGAGTGTAGAAGTCTTTGAATGTATCAAACTCAGAGTGGTCCAACTTCTTCTGACCCAACTCTACACTTGCAATGTGGTCAAGACGATAAGATTCTTGTGCCTTGTAAGTGAACTTTTTGTACAAATCAAGGTAATCAAGTTGCGAAATGCCATTCACTTCATAGAAAATCTGCTTTCTACCATGAACAAACATCTCACGATATGTCACCATACCCCAAGGAGAAAACGTTCTACGCTGCTTTTCTCCCAAAACTTTACCAAGTCTTCCACAAATGTAAGGAATATCATAGAACTGAATGTTCCACCCAGTAATGACTTCTGGGTAGTCATTTGTCCAGAAACTCATGAAACTAGAGAGCAGATGATGCTCTGAAGTACACTCATGATAGGTTACATTTGATTGAGTATTATTAAAAGGTTTTACACCCCAAGTAATAATTTTCTTAGTATTGTAATCCTGAATTGTAATTGTCAGGATTTCTTCAGAACAAGATTCGGTGTCTGGGAATCCATTCTCAGCAGCAACCTCAATGTCAAGAGTAACTAGTTTAATCTTAGAAGTATCGAACTTAATTTCTGTCTCTGGATACTTATCGGAAATATATTGATATGTAAATCGCTCATTTCCGTAAATACTAAATCCATCGACATCCTGATACTTATTGATAAACTCTTTACAATCTCTGACAAGACCAGGTTTGACTGGTTCTACAAAATCGCCCTCAAGAGTTTTGTGGTTTGTTTTTTTCTTTGAGGGAACAAAGAGAGTTGGAGAATATTCTTCCCTGAACATTACATGCTGTCCATTATCATAACCACGAACGAGAAACTGGTTCCCGATCATTTGCACATTAGTGTAGAAACGCATTACTTAGTCAGGTCTTGATATTTTTCTAGTAGTGTTGGTTTGGGATCACAAATAGTTAGAATTTTGTCAGAATGTATCATATAAACATTTTGACTAGTGTGTTCAACTAACCAAGGAGAAAGGGTTTTGTCTTCATTGACAAGAAAAGGTTCTGTCAGTTTACAGTCAGGTTCTCCCATTTCAGAACCAACTTCTTCAATCTCCGTCACTATGATTTGATTGTTCTGTAGCACCAGCAGTTTCACTTGTTTTTCCATCGTTCCAAACTCCTTTCATGTATAGTGTTTTTAATTTTTCTACTGGATCTACCAAGGTTATAACCCACTCTGTGGTCACACGAACGTCTTGTGATGCGGACAAGGGTATCCAAGGAGACAATCCAATCTCATAAGATTTATTTCCCTGCAAATCGGAAAGATTATCTTTGTTCTCAAGTCTTACCGTACAAGGTCTGCTAAAAATATACCCAATCACACGGTGGTCATCTCCATCAGGAATAACCATTTCTTTCATGTCCGCTATGACCTCTTCTCCAGACTTCAGTAGCGCAAGTTGTACTGTCATAATTTTTTCATACCTCCTATTTAATATACCATAAAAAAAGAGGGGTTGCAACTGGATTTGGCCAGTTACCCCTCCGTCTGCGACGACGATATTCAGTATTATTTAGAGATAATCTTTACGCTTATGATGCTCTGGAACAATCTTTTGCAATGTTACTGTCAGTAACCCATCCTCAAATACAACTGATCCAACTTCCGTTTCATCTGAGAGGGACCAAGATCTGGTGAAAGATCGTGCAGCCACTCCTCTGTGGAGGTAATCTTTTTCTGCTGTTGGCTCTTCTTTGTTACCTTCAACAAAGAGTCTGCCCTCTTGGGTAAAAACATTGATTTCTTTCTTTTTAAATCCTGCGAGTGCAAGTTCAAGTCTAAATTCTTCGGTATTGACCTGAACCAGGTTGTACGGAGGATAATTACTTTGCGTCTCAGGCAGCGTCGTAAGACGATCGAAGTAATCTCCCATACCAATACTATTCCTATTTATAAGATCTAGGAACTGATTTAAGTTCGCAGCATTATACTTCATGAGGTTTCCCATTTTACTTCTCCTTCTTGAGCGAGATTTGATTGTGTGGACCCGTTCGGCATCCACTACTAATTATACACGATACGAAAAAAGATGGTGTAGTAACAACCACACCATCTTATAGGGGTTTCCGACTTTTGAAGCGACCGCACGAAAGATCGCAGAATTATTTATTCGGTTTCCTGGGTCTTTCCTTTCTTACCAATGTTGTACTTCTGCTCCAATACCCATTCTGACTTGTCCTTATATGCAAGAACTTTAATCTGATTTAGTGGTGCAATATCAAGCACTGCTTCTTCATTTACAATACCAATAAGACCCCAGTCTGCAAGAAGTCTTACGATACGATTACGACGTTGAACATCATTCACTGTCAGATTAGCATGTTTACCATCCAAGGCAAACAGTTCCTTAAAGTGAACAATGTAATATCGTCCCTGCTTATGCAGGATATGGCAAGATTGATAGAGTTTCTTCTCTTTTCTCGACGCAACTCCAATTCGAGTCAAAGTCTCGCGCACCTTCAGGAAGTCATCGGGTTCGTTAAGAGTCACCTCTATCATCATATTGGGTGTCCAATTTACCCGAGGTTCAATTGTTTGTGTAGTCATTTAGTTCCACCAGTGTCAAGTCGTTGTTTAATA